TCTGTATGAAAACAATTGGTTAACTAAAGAATTTTTAACTTCATTAATTAGATCTCTAGTAAATTTTGGTTTTACACTATTAATTATTGCACCCGATGGAATTGCATCGTTAAGAACAATGCCGCCCAGTCCTGTTGCTGACAATTCATTGCCGCCTTTTGTAACACTTACTACTTTTGTCCAAAGATATGTAACTGCGCCTTCGTGATCTGGAAGACCTTGCATTAATTTGTTATTATTGGTTTTCATAAAATGATAACCTGATGGAGCTGTAAACTTAATTAGTGCGCCTGGCTCAAGGTATCTAAACACACCTTCGGTAAATGAAGAAACTATATATTTAAATGCAGTAGTATCAGTTTCATTACCCGAATCAACTATAAATCCACTACTGCGATTAGTATCTTGTGTTGTTTGCTGCCAAACAATATTTAAATCTGTGTAATCTTGATCAGTAAATTGATCATAATAAAAATTACGTGTATTCTTATCTTGCAACAGCGGCTCAATTGTGTTTGATACAATGCCTTCGACATCAGTTTTTGTAACAAAACTAAATTTTGTTTTTTCTTCTTGATAATCTTTGTAGATTACGCCATCTGTGCCAAATAAATTTGTTGAACTATACTTGCCGGTGCTATCACGTAAATCATAGTATCTATTAATACCACTACTGGTTCTATTAACACTTTTTACTTTAATGATATTTTGGCTTATTCCGAGAGGTCCTAGATTGTAATCTTCTGCTGTGATTAAACGATTCTGTGTATAATATGTACTAGGAGCATTGTCTTTAATGCTTTGTGTTGTTTCGCTACTAGATGCAGTTGCTACTGATTGTTTTAAACTACAAAGCATTGTAAGTGTTTCGTTTTTTCCATTTGCACTTATATACGGAATTGAAATTTTAATGTTTTGCACATTATTTGGAAAAATTGTATAATCAAGATTTGCACTTGTTCTATAGTAAGATCTAAAATTGCCTTTAGGAAGATTTCCAAAAACACCATCAGCAAAAATTAAATTTATGCGGTCATTTGTTCTTGATAATACACTATAGATATTTTTAATTTTTTTACTAACACTATTATAAATTACATTGTTGCCTTCTACAGCATCAACTTTTGTCCAAAGATCTTGTTCTTGTCCATTATTGTCTAGACTATACAACCACACATCAGTGTCATTTACATTTGCAGCATCAACTTCAACTGTTTGATTTGGAGTTGGTAAATCAATTTGAAAATCTCCACGTTGCAAACTACCTTGTCTAAAATGAATAAAAAATCCAGTGTTTGCACTGCCTGCGCCTTGTCCGTTGTCTTTGTATAAAAAAGAAAATTTATTTCCAACACGAGGTGCTTCTTCAATAATATCGTTTTCGTTAATATCTGCACCAACTGCTTCAAATTCTAAATTAGTTCCATTTATTACTTTACTAAAACTATAAACTGGAAACGATTCTGGTGACGAATTAATATTATACTTTTCAGTTGGAATGCCGCCTACAATAGCTGATTTTCGAGGAGAACCAAATTGATTAGTACTAAGCATACTTGCATTAAGTGCTTTAATAAATTGATCGTACCAATTTTCATTTGTTTGATCGTTCCATTTGATTGATCTACCTGATAAATTAGAACCAGTTGTGTCTGATACACTTTCAGTTGTAGTAATGCTATCAACTTTTAAAAATCCAGCGGCTGGCTGATTTCTAGTTACGTTATAACTAATTAAACGAGCTAGTCTAAGAACACTTTCTCTGCGCTCAGCTAATTCAATAAAGTTTTCTCTTGCATTTAAGTCAACTCGAAAACTAATGTTTTGTCCAAGAAATGCAATTAGATCAATCAGTGAAAGATATTCGCTACTTTCGATATAATCGTTGAAATCTTCTGGATAATTTTGTCTAATATAATTAACCATTGTTCGACGTAGATTGTCAAAGTCGTAACTTTTGAAATCTGCATACTTGAAACTCTGGTATATTTTCTGCCAGTCTTCGGCTAATAAAAGTCTATTTTGTCTATCGGTTGCAGACATGATTACATTCCTCGGTTGATACTATATTTATGTATATTAAAATGTACGCACATTAAAGTATGGCGTTTGACTGATTGTCGAATTTCAAAGTCATTTGTTCACTGATGTTATATTCAATGTACGTAAGCTCTGCATATATTTGTATACCTGATTCGTATGCATCAACAACAATATTACTTGCATTTACTCTTGGATCATAATTTAGTATCTGTGTTACATTGTCAAGCACTGCTTTTTTAATTGAATCAGTCATTGGTTCAAAAAGTACGTCCCAGATAATTGTACCAAAGGTTGGATTCTCAAGTTTTTCGCCAATTCGAATATGAAAGTGATTTAATATATCTTGTTTGATTAGTTCTATATTTCTTAATTTAAAATTTTTGTCTTCAGGGTTGACTGTGCTCAGCCCTTTGTAGCTTTTATCTACCAGAGGTTGATTCATAGTCTTAGGTGACGTAATTTTTAAATTTTTATAAAGATTTTTCTCTAGTGTGCTCATATTGTATTTACCCTATAAAGCCGAGTCAGTTGGAAAGACATTTGTATTTTGTGTCGTTGCTTGTTGTGTTTCTTGAACTTCAACCAAAGGTAAATCAAACCCTTCTGGAATATCCCAATTGCGTCTAATTTGATTTACATAAAGTCCTGATTGTCCTTGTGGTCTAAATATTGCATAGGTGCTTAATTTATAATTATTAGCTTGGTTGCCACCAAATACTTTAATTTTATTATTTGCTGGATCAAGGCTATGGACAAAACATACATGTCCTTTTCGTGAATCTTCTCGTCTAGTCATTACACACAAATCGTATTTTCTTATTTTTGTAAAATCTCGCCAGTCAACTGTTTTTCCATATCTCAAATATGTTTGACTGCCTACACCAGGAACATTATGTTCTTGTCCAGATTTCCATAAAACCCATGTTACAAAAGCACCACACCATGGATAGTTACTTCCGTCATTTGGCATTCTACCTCCGCCAGCAACTCCCCATGCTTCGGCTATATTTGGATTTGGTGGAGATCCTACTTCACGCCAATTTTGATTTAAATTGCCTTCTAATATTTGTTGAATACTAGCATATGCGGTACCTGCTGGTGCAGGATTAGCAGGAGGCTGTATCGGCGTTACTGCGCCGCCAACGCTTGCAGAAAAGTCTCCTACACCTGCTAGATCATCAGGCGCACCTGGAACAAATCCAGGCACATTAGGGTCAATTGGTAAGAAATATCTATCAATTTCAGTTGGCTCGAGTGGTCGAGCTGGTGATGGTACTTCGCTTGCTGGAATAACTATTTGACACATTAACCTATAAACCTTCCTGTATTTGGCACAGTTGCACGACCAAGTGCTATGTACTCATCTATTTTAGTTCCATAACCGTCAGTTCCTACTGCTTCTTTTCTACGCCATTTTTTAGCATCATTAGGACCTTTTAAATGAGCGCCCATTAATATACCTGCAACTAACGAAACTGGGTCATTTTCTTTGATAGCGCCATTATTTTTACAATATCTTAAATTTGCATTGGTATATAAAATCATTGCATCTTCTTGACAATCACCTTTGTTGGCCAGCCAATCGTCAACATTGTTTACACCGTTTTTGCCTGTCCAATTGTTTGGATCTAAACGCAATCTTGTACCGCCGCCTCTAGTTGTCATCTTAATGTAGCCACCTTCTTTTAGAGCATATCCACCAAACTGATATTTGCCTGCAAAGCCAATACTATTTGTACAATTATATTTTAATCCGCTTTCTCTAAATCCTAGTGCATTTAGATATGCAACAGTTTCGGCTGCACTAAACCCGTTTATAGTACCTGCTGGAGGAGCACTTAGAGGACCATCGCTTGGACCAGCGCAGCCATACGAACCACCTTCTGTGCCTGCTGCTGGGTAATCTTGCTGCAATACTGCGTTTGATACTTCGGCTGACTGTTCGGCTATTGCTTGTGTACTAGATGCACTATTAGCTGTTGCGCCACTTAATCCTGCTACTGTTTGTGCAACAGTATCGCCGTAGTAAACTGCTGTGCTACGATATTTGTCTGCAATTTCTTGTGCAGCATCAGGATCAATTATTAATGGATCTTCTTGAGTATATTTTGGATTTTCTACAATTGCTCCAAGCTCGGTTGCTGTAGCATTTATAGCGTTTCCAAGTATACGTAAGTCATTTTCTAATGGATGACCAAATGCTGGATTAATATTTGGAGCTATTACAACCACACGGTATCCTGCTGTAGAAAGACTAGCATACCCTTCTCTAAGATTCTGCTTGGCTTTTTCTACATCGCCAATGTCGCCTACGCCAACTTGTATAATTGCATACTGTCCTGATGAAGCATTTGGAAATGCAGCTGGATCACTTGCTACACTAGCATTTGTGTCAACTTCTGCCGATGAACTAACTGCTGGAGTTTGAGATCCTGTACCTACAGCAGCATAAGTATCAGGTAAAACATTTTGCAAGAACGAATTAACTTGTTGTTGGCCTGCTCTTGTTTTATCTTGAGTATATGCTGCTGGGTTAATATTTTCATGTTGCGGCCAAGGTTCGTGCTCTGGTATTCTTGCTGCTAGATTTGCTCTTACAGGCGGAACAGGCAAGAAAGGATTAGCAACTGGAGGCAAAGTTGCTGTGCGTGAT